GGAAATAAGTTCTATTGTCTTGGCTTGTCTGCTAGGTCAGTCGATAGAACAAGTTAATAATATCCTAGTCTTTTGATTGTATATTAAATTTTAAATAAAAAAAAGGGCAACCGTAGCTGCCCTTTTATTTGAAATACTTGAGTTATAAACGGTATTTCTAATCGTTCTAGTTATGCACCTTGAGATCCATAGATTCCTCTCCAATCAGAGAAACCAAATGAATATCTTTCACGAGCTTTGTAACGGATGTTACCAGTCGAGAAGTCCGGCTCCATTGATGTTTCCATTCCACTTCTTTGGAACATTTTAAGACCATCGCCTTGTGATGTTACAGAAGTTAAAAGGAAGAAAGCATCTGGATCAGTTAGATAATGATTAACTGAATAGCCACCAGGTAAAACACCTGTGTTAGCTATAGCGTTAAGATCATTATCTGATGTTCCAGATCTTAAAGGAGAATTTAAAATCCTGTCAGCTACAAAAACAAGTTCGCTTGGAACTATCATTTTTTCAGCTTGAACAGAGACAATTAATCCTCTTTCATCTGTGAAGTTAGAGATATCGATTAAAGCGTCTTCCAATGAAGTTTCGTTTAAATCCGCCATGGAAGTAGCTCTATTAGCAGAAGTACCACCGCCCGCTAGGGGATGATCTGTTGCTATTAAAGATTTTCCGTCTCCGCCAGTAAAACTGGATGAGAAAGCGTTATTTAATATATCAGCTCCTTTGACCTCTTTGGTGTTACCCATAGATCTTGCAAGTGCTTTTGTATATCTCTTTGAAAGACTATCGTAAAGATTGTCTTCAATCGCCTCTTCAGTTAGCGCAAATGCTAGGGCCACAGTATCGTGTGTGTACCTTGCACTCCAGCTTTCTGAAGCATTGTCAAAGACTACCCCTTGGCCTTCAGTCTTTGTTGGTGCAGAACCAAATCCAGAGATTAGTACCTCTTCTTCAAACGCTTTTGAGGAATCTTCAATAGAGAAAATTTCTTCATATTCGCGATTGTACTCGTCATAAGACAAGCCGAAAAGACTATTTAATCCTGGCTCTAGTTCTTTAGCTAGTTGAGCTCTTGATATTGCCATTTTTTACCTACCTTATGCTAAACCAGCACCTTTAACGGCCATTATGTGGTTTTGAATCACACAAAGAACATTGGTGTTGGCGGACGCTGTGTCCGAGTTATTAGGATCCTGGGAGATATCTAAAGCTTTAAGAGGTAGCGTGGTGGCAGTTCCACCAGTCGTTACATTAAGCTCTACATTAGATCTTCCAGAGTTAGTGTCGCCAACGGGAGAGCCTTCCACAACATCAAAGTTTCCGAACAAGTCTGTGACAGGAAAAATGTCATCAGCTTGTACCTCGAAAACGACATTTTGGTCGTCAATCACATTAGCTATAATATCCGCAGCAGCTATGCTACCGGGATAAGAGTTTTTAAAAACCTGTTCGCCTGTTGTTGGATCAGTGTATTGAACACCATTAAACACTCCGATAATCGGAACGGTTCCAGAAGCAGCGTGACGGCCTAGTACACCAGCTGTAAGCTGAGTAACAAGATCCCCTTGAAAAAGAGGTGTTGTAACTCCACTTGCAATTCTGTAACGGCTTTGACCGCCAGAATAAGGTGCGCCACCCATCATACGAACAGGTTTCAGTCCAAAAGCAGCATTTTTATTTGCCATTATTTTTCACCTATTAGTTATTAGTTACTTTTTTCCAAAAGTAACATTAGATTTACGGTCAGCATCATATTTCACATATCTAGTATCTTTGTTCGCGTCATTAAACATTGTGTTGTCTAATGCATCTTTAGCTTGCTGACTTTTACCAGCATAGTAATTATTGCGTTCATTGATAGTTTCTATGGGCATTTTTGCCAAAAGTAAACCTTCGTTATATACGATGCCAGCATGTCTACCAGATTCATGGGTAGGGAAATCAAATTCTTGGGGTAAATCAGTTCCTCTTACGAGTTCCCAACCCTCCCTAAGTCTTCGGCTTACATTACCTCTATCTTCCTGTCCCAGCATAGATTCTCTTATCCATCGATATTCATATCCATCTGGTGCAGGAGGTGTTTCTAGTTTTCTAACTGGCCTCCATGGTTGTCTGCGAGTATTTTTTTCGTGCATCTCGGAATCACGGGATTGCTTGGATTGTGCTTCATCTTTATCAGTCGTCATTTTGCCTCCCTGTTGGCTATTTTTTGTTTTTCTTTAGCAACAGATTTTAGCCATACTTCATTTGACATGTTGTGTGGTTTCAAACCTTTGAGTCGTTCGACCTCTGATTTAGAGAAAGTCACTCCGTTCTTCTTGCCTTGTGTTTTTTGCCGACTTCCAACGGAAGCAGAGGTAACTCTTTGCACAGCGGGTTTACCCTCTTCTTTTGCGACACTTTGTCCAGACTGTAAATCTGGAAAAACTTTTTTAATTCTACTATTTAATTCACTATAATACTCATTTGAATCTATTTCATAGCCTTCATTAGCCAATGTAAGATGTGTGAAAGCTGCATATTGCGTTGCTTCTTGGTTCATCTTACTAGATTCGTCTTGATACCACGAATTTTCTTCATGCCAACTTAATGCCTCTGATGTAGGTTGTGGCTGTTGTTGTTGTTGTTGCTCTTGCTGTCTGTAATTTTGTTCTTGTTGCACTACTTGTGGGTTGTTAAAAGTCTGCTGCTCTGATTGAGCTTTAGCCATTCTGACTTTTTCTTTTTGTATGCTTAACTCACTTTTTAATGTATCTGCTTTAGACATTAAATCAGCATCTCCAGATGCCACAGCTTTTTTATACAAATCATCAGCTTGAAGTTCTTTGTTTTGCAAAGATTCTTCTTCTTTTTGAATTATGGTTGCGTTTGTGTGAATTCTATAATTAGTTGATTCAACATCTTTTTGAGCCAGCATTTCTCTTAATCTTGCAGACTCCTCTTTTGCAGCCATAATCTCTTGATTTTTTTTATTAATTCTTTTAGATACTGATTTAGAGTAATCTTGTAACTCTTGGTCAGAAGATACTGAATCACCTAAATCTTGGTCTTCAATTTGTACCTCTATATCTTCTATTTCTATTTCTGCTTGTGCATTTTCTTGTTCAATCATTATAAACTCGCTATGTCATCGGGATCGATTATTGTGGCTATCACTTCATCATCATTGATAATGCGAACTTCTGCACCGTCATCCAATTTAAACCTAGAGCCAGAGTAGCGCCCTATTAAAACCCATTGTTTTTCTTCGCACCACGGGGTTTCTCCATACCTTGCCTTATCGTTATAGCATTGTGGTCCTTGTTTTACCACATACGCAACAACTGTGGCCAAGGCCTCACGATCAACTGTTTTTTTAGTAAGAAGGATTCCTCCTTCTGTTTGAGCTTTACCTGTATACGGTAGAACGAGCATACGCCAACCAGTGGGTTGCGGCATACGATCAAGCAAAGATTGGTCTAATAAAGTAGGATCTAAAACCCTGGCTTGTTCTGGTATATAAGCATCTGCAACTATGTCATTTGTAGATCTAATTTCTGCCATTTATTTATCCTGTTTGTTTAAATCTTTTATTTCGTTTGTAAGGTAGTATAAAGCAGAAAGTTCTCCTTGCAAATATTTATAATGTTCCATATCTTTTAGTGCGCCAGACATTAAAGTTTCTGCTATCTGATCTTCTCGTTCTTTTACTTTTCGTTTTATAAAACTTAAAAAATCAATGCTGTCCATTATTTTTTGCTTTTAGGTTTTGTTGATTTTTTCTTTTTTTTAGGAGCATCTTTAACAACAACCTCTTCTACCGGCTCAACTATTTCTTCTGCTACTTCTTCAATAACTTCTAAAATTTCTTTAACTGGTTTGTTAATTTCGCCTTTGGCAATTCTATCCATTTTATCTTTGATTCTTTTTGCATTGGCTTCGCTTTTTTGTTTTTTAGCAGCAACTTTAATTTGTTGTGCTATTTTTTCAGCATTTCTTTCAGCTTGTTTTTGAATTTTTAATTGCTTTAAAGCATCTATTTTGAATGATGTTGCCATAATTTAGTTCCTCAATTTTGACTGTATTTCCATAAGCTTTAGATCTGCATTTTGTTTTAACCTATCTATTGCTACATCTAGCTTATCACTAGCTATGTTTTTTTGCACATCTATACGCTCTTGTTGTATTTGCGTGTCTAATAATTTTTCTTGATTTCTTTGGTTTTGTTTGGCTGTAAACTGTTCAGAATCCATATCAAGCTCTTTATCTTTTAAATCCAACTCTGCTTTTCTTATTTCAACCAATGGATCACCGCCAGAACTTTGACCAATAGACTGTAAAAACTGTGATGTTAGTTGAGCCATTATTGGAGAGCTGTATTGGTCTAATATCATTTGAATTTCTGTTGAAATTTGTTGCGCTTCTGCTGGTGAAACTTGTTGCATTTGTGCTTGCACTTCTTGAATCTGCATCTGCACTTCTTCGGGTATCTGTTCTGATGCTATTTGTGCTGATAAGAATTGTAAATGCTGCATGCAATGACTAATGATTATTGATTGTATTTGTGGGTTTTCTTGTACCACCTGCGTTAAAAATAAACTTTTATGAGTTTCTAAATGAGCCTCATGGTTCTGTCCTTCAAATGCTTGTGCAGGTTGACCAATTAATAAACTGCTGTTTTCTAAACCAGCGTCTATGGGTTTAGGTGTCATGTCTGGCGGTGGTTGTAAAAGATTATCTATATTATCAACCCCCAAAGCTGCGTACATTCTTTTGTAGGCTTCGTATATACCCATTGGTCCATGTATTTCTGGATTAGATTGAACCATTTGCAGTAATTCTTGAGCCAATGTAACTCTTTGACTTTGTGAAAAAATGTTAGGATCTGAAACAGGAACAACATCAACTCTTCCATCAAAATCACTTTGTTTAATTTCGCTTGGCCCAGAACCCATTTGAAACTCGTATGAGGGCGGTAGGTATTCAGCAAAAACTTTAGCTAAAAGTTTAAACTCAAGTTTTTGTGCATAGTGCAATCGTTTATGGATTGCTGACATAACCTTAGTTCCACGCTCTAACAAAGCTACTGTAGTACCAACAGGCATCGCTGCATTACTATCACCAACATTCATATCTGCTATCGCGGCAAATCTTTTGCCAGAATCAACCAATAAACCAAGAAGTTGCATTAAAACATTGCTAGGCTCTTTAATAGGGAGAGGTATAAGATTTTCACGCAAAGAACCTCCAGTAGTATCTATATCTCGGAATTCCCCTGGTTGCAGTGGTTCATCTTCATTGCGTATTCTCATACCCCTAGACTTGAAACCTGCTGGAAGGTTTGCAAGCGTACCAGCATCTATAAGTTGTCTTAATATAGATGTAGAAGCTTTAGACAATCCACCAATCATGTGAGATAGACCTAGGCCATAAAAACCTAGTCCTGGTAAAAACTTGTATTGAATGAAATAATTAATTTTGTTCTTTAAAGGATCTGCTTCTAAATAATTTCTTCTTATAGATAAGACAGTTTCAGAGTCTTCGTCTATTGTAATTATGTACGGCAACTTTAATCCAGTTATGTTTTGTTCACTATCAATGTCTTCAAAACCTTCTAAATCTAAAACCGTGTGAATTTCATAAATAGTTCTGTTTCTGTTTTCTTTGTAACTTGGCTCTATTCCTTGTATTTCATCAATTTGTTTGCTGATGTCAGTTTGTTCTTCTCCATAACTATCTTCAGAAATTTCTACATCTGCATAAAAGCCTGTGACTTGTTGTTTTTTAACCTCATTAAGAGACATGCTAATTGCATGAGTCACCCTTTCTGCTGAAGATAAATCTGATGCCTCATAAGGAACTATAAGATCTTCTGGCGTAACAAATTTAGAAATTGCTTTGTTTGACACAGAATCAAAATATACTTTCTTAAAACAAGATCCTGCTAATGGCAAATAAAACAACAACATATCCAGCTCTGGATCGTAGTCTTGCATTACATTCATAATGTAATAGTTCATAAATTCTTGGATTCTTTCTGCTTGATTTTCAGTCTCAATAGTCCTAGCGCCTATAATTTCTGTCTTAACAGGACCTTTGGCTGGTAACATTTCCTTGTAAGCGCTCGCTTGGAACTGGGTAACGGCCTCTGCGAGAATCGGATGAATTACACCGGAAGATCCTTCAAATGGTTGAGATCTAGCATCGTCAAATTTCATGCCTAGATATTGCAATCCTTCGGTGTAAGTTTTTTCCCACTCACCTCTTGATTGTTTGTCTCCTTCTACCGAGCTAACCAAATCTGATGCTAGTTTTCTTAAAACTGAATCATCTATAAATTCAACCAAATTAGAGCTGAACTCCATTTGCGGCATAGGCTCTTCTGCTTCAATTTCATCATCAATTAATATCTCTTCTTCATTGACTAAAATTTTTGCTGCATTGCGTATTTCATCATTTCTTGATGGCTCTATAGGTATTCTGACAGAAGTGGTTTGATCTATAATATCAGGATCTGTAATTGTGTCTGTTTCTCTTTCAATAGCCATTTTTTTAGTGTATCACCCTCGGTCTTGTTTCGTCACTCATTGTAATTAAATCCACAAGCTCACCGTCTAGTGTCAACCCTTGTGACTCTGCAATTAATTGTGCTTGTTCCCAGTTTTCTGCATGTATATCTGGACCTTCGTACTCTACAGTGTCCCACATAAATCTTGTAACATATATTTTTCTCATAGACATTAATAATACACCGTTCTATTTTTTTTCATAAATTTAGCTTCGTCTTGATAATCTTCTTTTAAAGATACAAAACCGCCTTGTCTAAATCTCATCAAAGCCATTGTAGCACTGTCGCAAAAGTCATCATAATCTCCAAATGGAAAAGATGCCATTTCTTCTATGACTTCATCAGCAAACCCATCTTCAGGCGCATAAACCATGCCTGATTCAAATATTGGTGCAACGCTGTTCATTCTAGCAATTTTGTCTTGACCTCTGCTTGGAGAATAAGATGTTACAGGTATTCCCATTCTTCTTAACTCTTGGGTTAATGGAGTTCCTGAAGCTTTTGCCTCAACTAAAACACAATCCGGTTCCCAATATCTATATTCTTCAAGAGCTATTTTTTTTAATTCTGGAAAATCAACTCGAAAACGCTTTGCATCTAACAATATTATTGCATTGGGTGTGTCATCACCACCATTGAATATTGCCCATGTTGTTACAGCAGAGTAATCAGCTGTTTCTTTTTTAGAAAAAGCTGTATCGTAACTTTGAATTACATAATCATAAGGAGGTATGTCTTCTTCTTGCCATTTACACCACCATTCTCTTTTTATAATTGATCCTTCTTCAGCTGTAGGATTTTGCATCCATTGTGAATTCCATTTAGAAACCGGCAAAGATGCTTTAACGCCTAGTAGCTCTTCTTTTTTCCAAAACTCAGGCCATAAAGGTTGTTGTGTTTTTGGCATAATGGCAGGGAATTCAACAACCTCCCACTGATCTGCGTTTTCATCTCCTTGTTTTTTAAGAACCTTGCCAACTAAGTCTTTGGTACTCCATCTGGTCATTACTATCACAATAATTCCGCCAGGTTGTAAACGCTGCCTAGGTCCAGATGTGTACCATTCGTAAGCTGATTCTAAAGATTTTGGTGAAAGAGCATCTTGCTCACTGTGAGGATCATCAATAACTAAAAGATCTGCACCACGACCTGTGATTGCGCCTCCAACACCTGCTGCAAAGAACTCACCCTCCATGTTGCTTGTCCACCTACCAGCAGATTTGTTATCTGCTTGTAATTTTAAATCAGGAAATATGTGTTGATATTCCTCGCTGTCTATAATATTTCTTACTTTCCGTCCAAACCTAACAGCAAGTTCTGCGGTGTGAGTTGTTTGTATTATTTTAAGATCTCCGCGCCTTCCCATCATCCAAGCAGGAAAGTAAGTTGATGCAAACTCTGATTTTGAATGTCTTGGTGGCAAAC